TGCCATAGCCGCCGCCCGAGCCCGCCCGAACGCCTCGCCGGCCACGTCTTCGGCCTGGGGCTTGATCAGGTCGCGCAGCGTGTTACTCATAGCCGACACGCGCTTACCGGCCGCAGGGCCAGCCACGCGCGGTAGGCGACCCATGAGCGCCGCCTTGCGAGCCAGTTGACCGCCGCGAGTCGCCGCACCCAAGCCGCCGACGTAGGTAAACGGGTCGAAGGCCACGTCGCCCGCGAACCCGGCCACGTCCAATAAAGCGTCCTGCGGGTGGGCGATCGGGTGGAAGCCCTCGATATTTTTCGGAGCGCCAGCGTGCTCCAGAATGTCGCGGCTCGAAATGGCCTGGTGCTCGTTGGTCAGGCCCATGGCGTCGGAGAACGGTACGAATCCCAAGAGTTCTCGGGCGTGTGCTTTACGCGCACCAGTGGCCAGCCCGACGGCAGCTCGAACCGCTCGGCCAGGCTTGTCCAGCGAGCCCGCCACGTAACCGATACCCGAGCCGATCTTGGAGCCGATTTGGCCCAGTGGGCTTTGCTCGTCGATTGACGCGGGCGTAGGCTTTACCTTGCGGCGTCGCTTGCGGCCGCCCAGCGAAAGTGTCGGCAAGCTAAGTTCGAGGGGGTTCGCCATGAAACGCTTCTTTGTCGGGTTGGCCTGTCACGCGATCACGGGATGCGTGACGATGTTCGCGGTTTTACTGTACCTGGACAGCGGAATCGCATGGCTGAGCATTCAGCACTTGGAAGTTGATGGCAACATGATCTACAAGCCACCTTCGCACTACGCCCTACCGGAAGTGCATGCAGAGCCCAGTAAGGTCTCTGGCAATTTCTTCGAGACATCAATGCCCGTCATGCGGTCAACGGCCCGTAGTCGGTAACGGCTCAAGGATGTCTGGCGGAAGCGCCGCTCCGGTCGTGTCACCGAACCACGATTCTCCACCTGGTCCACTGGCGCTCTCATACCACTTACGCGCCATCCTTGGATTCCAGCCTTTGCTCTTGGCTTCGGCAAGGAACTTCTTCAAGCGATCAGCGCTGTTAAGTCCCATGCCTTCAAGTCCCCACGACAGATCCAATTTGTCGTGCATGTCTTTGTAGTGTTGCTCAAGCGTCGGCGTGAGGATGCCATTGGCTTCGTCTCGCGCAGCCGCGGCACGATCCTTTTCGGAACCGGCCGGCATTGAGGCGACCTCTTGGCTGGACACTGTTCGCGCAGGAGCACCGCCGCCACCGGGAGCAGCGCCAGCCGGCGACGCGGTGGACGACGCACCGCGCGGCAGCAACGGGCCGACACCGGTCGCAAGAGCGCTAGGCGAACCGAGCGTAGTGGGAGGCGTTACGCCGCTGCCGACCATTTGATTGCCGACAACGTGCTGGTCCCATTCGCGGGAAGCCACGGCAGGGCCGACCGTCTCGCCACGCTGGGCGATGTATGCCGCCCGCATTTGCATCATCTGAGCGGGATCAACACCATCGCCGGGCCCGGTTCGGCCGCCGTTGCGCATGCCCTGCTCGACTGCCGCGAGATAGCCTGGAACCGCCATCGGCGACATTCCAAGCGCGCGAGCTTGCGGGCGCAGGCTGACAAGTTCCTGGCGTTTGGCGTCGCGTGCTTGTCGGTCGGCGCTGGCCACTTTCACTGCATCGGGAATGATCTGCTTGGGTGCTCCTGGTGATCCGCTGCTGAACCCACGAAAGGCGTTGGCTTGGAATGCGTGTCGCTTCATCTCGGCATCCTTCAGGGCATCTGCCGTGCTCATGGCAGCCTGGGGTCGAGCGGCGACCATCGGCGCGTCGGCCGGAATCGCGGCCATGCGACCGGCCATGTTGGTCGGGTCAGCTAGGCGAGTCCCAATCGGCCGCTGCTCGCCAGTGCGGTAGAGCTTGGCAACATCGGCCGGGCCGGGAGCAGCCGACGCCGCTTGAGCAGGGAAGCCCATCGTGTAGCCGTTGGCAGCAGAGATCGCGGACATTGGCGCCTGGCCGTACTCTGGCAGCCGTCGACGCTGGCGGAAGTTGCGGCCGTACTGTTCCTGCATATCGCTAGGCATCGTCATTGCGTCACTCCACCGATAAGGTTGCCTAAGAATCCGCCGCCCGCACCGCCACCACTGCCCAGGAATTGCCCCAGCAAGCCCATGCCGTAGTGCGCCTGATTAAGCCCCTGGTTGAACTGGTTCTGTTGCTGCTGACCGGCACCGGACGCCAAGCCCAGCGCCGTGTTGGCGTTAAGTTGCTGCCCTTGCAGCAGCGAGTTGGCGTTGGCCGAGGCGTCGCCGGTGTTCATATTGGCCGCGCCCAGCTTGGCGCCCGAGAGAATGTTGGCGATTTGCGGAGCAGCGAGCTGCATCGACGCGCCGCCGACGCTCGTTCCCGTGCCGGAATTGCTGTCCTTCTTGAGCAGGTACGGCAGGTTCGCCCGCTGAAAGGCGTTCGCGTACAGCTGGCTCACGCCAGCGTTGGTCTGATCGGGCGAATAGACACCGATCGGCGTCACGCCCGTGTTGACGTTGACGCCCCCCAGCATCCCAGGATTTTGCTGCACGCTGGCCATTAGAGGAACCCGAACAGTTGATTGAGGAAGCTCGAACCGAAGTCACGCGCCGCGTTCTGTCGCTGGAAGCCCATTTGCTGTTGATTGTTCGCGTACTGCTGGGCCTGCAAACCTGTGTTGGCCTGCGCCTGCTGTTGGGCATTGAACAGGTTAGCGGCCTGCGGAGCATAGGACCGCTGCCACTGAACCGCGTTGGCGGCGTTGGCCTGGTTCGTGTTGTCCGACAGGTTGCTGGCCAGAGAAGCACGTGCGGCGTCGCCAATCATCGCCCCCGGGTACTGCGCAGCCGGAAACGAGCCAGCCGTGGGCTGCGAGAAGCCGCCCAGGATCGCCGAGTATTGATCGGCACCCAGGAGCGGCTGCTGCGTGATCGCACTGTTGTACTGAGCGGTCATGGTCGGTCCGGTTTAGTGCAGCAGATAGTTGCTGGAAACTGAGCCCGCGGGGCCCGTCGGCGTGGTCGGCACCTGCTGGCCAGCGTTGGGCTGCACCGACATGCCGAAATTCGTGTTGAAGCCCGGCGAGCCAGCAGCGCCACCGTTCATGCCACCGCCGAACGCGCCCATCACCTGCTGCACGAGCGGCGAGACGATCGTGTTGTACTTCTGTTGCTGGAACCCCAAGTCTTGGCCCTGCTTCTGGCCGCCCCAATACTGGCTCATCTGGTTGTTGATGTTGTTTTGCCGCATCTGCTGGTTCTGCTGCTGGGCGTATCCGCGGTTGAAGCCGGGATCGTTGAAGGCGTACGGGTTGAAGCTCGACGGCCCGGCACCCATGCCGCCCATGCCGCCGCCGCCGTTCCAGCCGCTGGCGTTCATGCCGTGATAGCCGGCCCCGCTGAAGCCCGAGGCAAGCGGCTGGCCACCACCGCCCATGCCACCGCCACCAGCGCCGCCGCCCGCAGGCGAGCCCTGGAGGCCACCAGCAGTGAAGTTGGCCGGCGAACCGCCGACCTGGTTCATCGCCTTTTGGATCGTTTGCGGGTAATTGTTGAAGGCATGGAGAGACCCGCCCGTCAGCATTCCCATGAGGTCAGTCGGGTCCATGAGCGGTGATCTCCGTGTCAGGGGGCCAAAACGCGAGAACTTCTACAGGGAATGAATGCACGCCAGCCGACAGTCAGCGCCGCACGAGTATCGCAAATAGCCTTGCCAGAAAACCGTAACACTTCATACCGGCACGGTTTAGAGTTGCCTCACGGGATCCGCATCCGCAAGCCGAACCGCGCGAGACAAGCCCCAGCGTGGTAGCGCGAATCAGCCGCCGTGCGTGCGTCCCCCAGAGCCACGCCCGCCAGAAATTCAGCGAGACGACAAGCCTGCCAATCCTGAACATGCCCAGCGGTGCCGGCTTTGGATCAGAGAGTTCATTGCGCCAGATGCACCGCTGGCAAGTATTGTGCGTCACGATGTCCAGCCGATGGTGCTGTCGCTCATTGCGGCAGAGCATGAAGCCGCTGACGAACGCTCGAAATCGGCAATCAGGAAGCGGGTTCAATGGACCACCAGTTGGCAAGTGGCGGCGCTCATATTGCAACCACCAACACCGTCGCCGTAGGTAGTTGTCCAGTCGAGTGACCGCGTGCCGAAGTTTGCCGGCTTGCACGTCACGCGGCCGGCGTAGGTTTTTCGGAACACGACGAAATCGGGGTACACGTTCGACGAGCTATAAACTTCGAAGGTCGTCGTGTTGCCTACCGGGTCCCACGTGATAAGGCAGATCCAGTCGGTGACGTAGCACACAGCCACCAAAGCCGACTCGTAGGTCAGCGGGTTGTAGCACGGATTCGTCCCTACTGGCGGATTGCTCGATGGCGGGATCGCTTGCCAAATGAGATTGAACGTGCCGTTCATACTGGCGCAGTTCGCGCACGTATTTGCCATGTCAGTGAACAGCCCGGTGATGGTCATGTCGAGGCTGATAGCGCTGACGTCGGCATCGCTGCACGCCAGGGCTGCATCGAAACAGCAACATGCCAACCAGAAGGCAACCCCGGCGATCAATAGGTAGGTGATAATCATGTCGGGCAATCGCCTCCCGACACAGCCCACCACTTGCCATCGTCCCAGCCGATCCAAATCTTTGTGCCAGAGGCGAGCGTCTGCGTGGCAGGAATCATCCAGTCGTACACAGTTACCGATGCGCTGGTGGTCGCAATCGTCGCCGTGGCCGAACTGCCGCTGGCCAAGTTACCCGTCAGCGTCGCTCGATACTGCAACTGCTGAGGCGTGATCGGCGAAACGAGATAATACCTGCGGTCGTTCCTGTTGAATGCGACTACGATGTTCGAGCCGCTGACGATCTTCGTGCCAGCGTACATGAGCTTGTCGTAGATCGTGATGCCAGAGCCAGCGCCGTCGGGCGTCATTGTGGCGCTGCTGCCAGCCGAGAGATCGGCCGTCAGTATGCCGAACAGAACACTCTCTGGGGCGAACGGAACCGCGACATACCATTTTCCATCACCTGGGTTGAGTACCGCAACGAAGTGCGAACCCGATGGCATGGTGTTGCCATACTGAAGCAGGCAATCGTAAACGTCGAACGGTGGTGCATTGCCTTCCAGCGTCTGGAACGCGGCGTGCGAGCCTTGAACAAGGTCAGCCGTGAGATTCCCGATTATCACGCCCGGCGTGGTCGTGTTGAACCACTGAGGATTATTCGGTGGTCCAAGCAGCACAATGTCGATTGGCAGGCCGGCGGCTTCTTGCAAGCCGGGAGGGATCAGCGTGTCCGTGACCGGATACTGCTGCCCGTCGATCGTGCTGACCAGCGATTGACCGCCAGCCGCCAGCACGCCTTGCAGCGGTCCCGCGTTGGCGATGCCCGTGATGCCCTGCGGTTGCTTGCCGAACGTCGTCGGACCGTTGAACTGCGCGGGCCCGTTCTGAATCGTGGGGTCGTCGCAGTTGCCCAGCGTGGTGGCAATGCCCATCGCCACGTCTGCCGTGATACCTGGGATTTGCATCAGGTAGCCGACCAGCGTGTTGGCAGATTGCGATAGGCCGCTCATTGGACCCCCGCCAGTTCAATTCCGTAGAAGGCGATGACATCGAGGGCCTGGTAGCCCGTGAGTTCGATGGCCATCCAGCGTGGCGACTGTGGGCCGCCGATGCTGCCGTGGAAGTCGATCTCCTTGTAGCCCGGGTCGCGTCCCACGGGAAACTGCGAGGCCAACATATTGACGACCGCGTTCACGCCGCCGCCATCGTAGACGACGCCCGTCGGCCGGCGCATGCTCGGCTGCCAGCGCTCGGCTACCGGATTGTGATTCAGGTACTGCCGGAAGTTGACGATCGCCGGGTTCACGGTCTCGGCGTAGCTCAGTATGGCGCTGCGAATGCCGGCCACGTCCTGCGTGCCGACGAAGCGGTGCCGGCCGGTCATGTAATCGTAGTTGATTCCGCCAACGACAAAGGTATCTCCAATGGCAATCGCATTAGGAAGATTCGGCGTGAACGTGGGCGTTTGCGTTTCAAATGGAATTGTGTCAAGGATCGTCGTCAGGCCAGCATTGGCGCCACTTGTGCAAAGCAGCACAGCGCCAGAATAAGATGTCTCAAACTGGACCGCGCTGGTGCAGGTGAACGTATTGGTGTCGGCGCTATGAGGTCCAGCTGCTGAAAATCCAGTGACCGCCGTTGCAATCCCGTCGGCAAGGCCTTCGCTGGCCAAGAATAGGTTGTCAGCAGGACCGCCAAGGATCAACCGATTCGCACCAGAGATATCCGTACGGCAGGCAGCACCAAAAGGGCCTGTGAATGTTTCCGTAGCCCATGACTGCGTACTGACGCTGTATGCCAGCGTGCGCGTCGGTCGTGTTGTTGAGTCGCCCACATAATGCACGAAGAATCGTATGATCCTTTCAACCGGCTCGTACTCGCAGAACCATGTTGAACTCTTGGTGAAGTCCAGCGTGCGGTTGATCCATAGACCCTGAATCGGCTCGCTGATTGGACTTGGTGAACTGCCATCAAAGGAGTAGGCGCCTTGCTGATCGAGCAAAAACGCACCGAACGGCGTCACGGTCCATAGCCGGTTGTTCTCGCAGCCACGGTTGGACACCAATTGCACAGTGACGATGATCGTGCCCTGTGAAACGAACGTCGCTCGGTAGAGGTGCCGCCTGTGCAGCAGCCACAGGAACGAGTTGAAGGGCATCAGCCCGGTTTCTGGATCGTTGTCCTGGGTGTTCTCTTGCACGGGCCAGGTGTTGGTCGCCGGCACGCTTTCGGGCTCGTCTTGCTCCGAACCGTACAACAGGCGGTATTCGCTGGTGGCAGGCATGATCGCATAGGACTTGCCGCTCCCCGTCGTGCCGGCGTAGGTCGTCGAAAGCGTCAGGCTGGTGGCGCTGGCCGCCGTGATCTTGTATGTCACGCCGTCAGTACCGACCTTGATGGATCGGCCGACAAAAGTCGCCGGCCAAGCTGTCGTGGTCCCGGTGACTGTCGCGCTCCCATTGGTAACCGACACCGTGCCCGTCGAATAGGTCACTGTGCCGTAGAACCAAAGCCGGTCATGAAAGACAGCCAGGAAGGGCTTCGTGTTCGGAGGCGGCACAAACCGCCTGGCGTTCAGCGAACCGTCTGGATTGGTGATCGGGAGCGCCAGAGTCGGGTCGGCGAGCGCAGCATCGATGAGCGTCTGATCGCTGGTCGTATCGACGAATGACACCGTCACGCCCGTATTGGCGGTTGTGGCCACGCGGTAGAATGTCGTACTTTCTCCCACTGTTGTTCGCCACAATTCAACCGTCGTGATCCGCGCCTGGGTCGAGCACGTGCAAACAACGGTCGCCTTCTGGTTGAGGGTCGCCGTCTTCGAGGTTATGGGTGAGAGCACGCTCGGAATGCCATCTGCGTCGACCCAGCGGTAGCCCCACTGGTAAACACCTGGCAGCAGCGCACCGCCGCCGCTGAGTGTGACGCCAGGCACGACGGTTGCCGGATCAATACCAGCGTCGCCGATGGAACCCGTGAGTCCGTTCCAGCGCTGCGGCCGATCGATGCCGTTGACCGCAAGCCACCATCCTTGCCGCGTGCGCACGCTTGAAATCGGCTGCTGCGGATGCAGGCCCGTGGAGATCGACAGCAGGCCGCCGTTGTAGGCCGCCTTAATGCTGCCGTCGGCTCGCTGGTAAACGATGTAGCTGCGTTCAGGCCGGTCGAACTTGGCCATCTCGATAACGGGTTGCGAGTCGGCCGGCGTGACGCCAGACCAAGGGATGGCGATGTAGCCGCGGCGACAACGCAGAATTCCGTTCTGGACGACGTGTAGGTTGTTCTGCACCAGGGCCGCGCCGGGCGGCAGTAGGTGCGGCGACATGTTTGTGACGAGACCGCGCCAGATTTTTTCCTCAATCGTCGGCGGCATGCTCAACTCGCGGCCAGGGTTTCCTGCGACTTCTCGGCTTCGATCTTGTCGGCCCGCTCTTGGGACCAAACGCGCACGAGCGCTTCGTCTTCTTCGTCCAGTCGTCGTCGCTCGGCGTCGGACTCCTGCTCGACCGCGCCTCGCTCCTTCACGCGGGCTTCCTTGTTGGCACCGGTCATGTGCTCGCGCATCTGCTGCATGATGGCGACCTCGGCGTTGCGCACATGCTTCTGCACTTCCTGGCAACGCGCCCAAACATCGGCCGACACCTTGACCAGTGCGGGCCAGTCGCTGGACGCGCCACCGGGCGCACCATCTGACAGCCGCTTGGCGCCGGCCAAGATATCCTCGATGGCGTTGTCGAGCGTCGTATTGCCGACCTCGACGGGCGCAGGCGGTTGCCTGTTCATCGTCGGATTGCGTCGTCTGCGGCTCATCAGTTACCTCCCACAGGAACATCGCGCTGCAACCGGTCAACGTAGTACGGACCGGTCGGACCCTTGAGCAATACTTGGTCGCACTCGCACGCCTTTTGAAACGCCAGCCGATCCAGGTCCGCGTACATTTGCATGCTCGCCGCGGTCGCCGGTCGGTTGGCGATGTACCGCAGCCGGGCCCGGGCCAGAATCGCCGGCAGCATCCACTCGGGAACGTCGACCGGATCGCTGATGCAGTACGGCTTTGCCGAATATGTTCCGGTCGGTGATCGGTCGAGCACTAGACTTGTTGCAGTCGCTACCGTTTTGACGACCGCTTGCTCGGAGTACGGATTCGTGCCACCGGCGCCGTCGGGGCAGGCTGTGGTGTTATCGGCATTGGTGGCGATGTTCGACACGCGGAAGAAGGCGCCGACGTGCTGCTGACCGAATGACGTGCCACTGCCGGTAACGGTCGCGCCACTGATGGAAACAGTGCCCGTGTAGTCGGCGGTCGAATAGCCGTTGACGCGCAGGTCGCGGGCCTTGGCCAGGTAGAGCGTGCCGAATTGCAGGTTGTTGGACGGATATGGCCAGAGATAAACGGACATCGAACCGACCAGCCTGGGGTCGGCCATGACGGTCCACATGCTGGGCACGCTGCCGACCGGCGTATGGCGCTCGCGGCGATACCATTCGATGGGCTCCACGTACAGGGCTGTCCAGCGAATCGCTTGGTTCTCGATGGCGTGCATGGCCCGCCAGTCCGGTGGCAGCGTATAGACCGAGCGATAGAGTTGGTACGCGGTCAGGGCTGGCAGGTCGGCGCCGGGGTTCGCTCGCAGGTCTAGCACGATGTTGTTCGCGTCAATAACCTGCTCGACCTGGAAGAAGGTCCAGTTGACCATCAGGTGCCCGTACAGTGTCCAGCTGGGCCACGTCGCGCCGGTCAGCGTGCAAATCCGCGAGGCCGAGTCGTACTGAATCGTGCCCGTGGATTGCGGACCAACGGGCGCGATTTCGAGTTGCTTGAGTAGGTAGCGCCACTTCCGCGCGTACACGATTTCACGGTAAGCTTCTTCGATGGCGACGCGGAACTCGGGCTGATTCTGCGCGGTTGGTCCAGCGTTGGAGAACAACAGCAGCCGGTCGAGTAGGTCGCGATATGTGAACACCGTCGGCGCGGCCGTGTACGGCTGGCGAGCGTAAGACAGGTCGGTATCGGGAGGTGCCGTCATGGTTGATTTCTAAGCGTTCGGCAGCTTATTGATAGACAGGGCGTATTCCAATGCTTTGAGTTTGTCCGCGAGTTGTGTTAGGAGTGCTCCAATGCCGGTTACGTTGGTCGGGTCTAACGCTGTTGCAATCGTGGCAATCGAAGCATCTGATGGGATCACGGCTGTCTTGTCGCCGTTATCAGCATTGGCAGTCCAGCCGGTGTCATCCGCAAGAGCTTGGCCAAGAGTCGGCTTGTTCTTAATGTAATCGGGTTGCGTGTTGTCGGCTTCATTCCAATCGGCTTGGACCTGGGCGCCTGGAATTACACTGAGGGTATAGTTTCCGTTGGTCCACGTTCCCGTGTTGATCGGAGAAACGTTGAGTTGAATACCTGTTGAGCCGGCCATTCCAACTGACGTTATTTGAAGCACAACCGTTACACCTGTAGCAGATGTAAAGATTAGGAATGAGCCCGGTGGTAATTGACTGACAGTTACAGCGATACCGCCAAGGGCGTTAAAGCTTATGGCAATGTCTGTCATCGCCGCAAAAGCTGAACTGTTTGGACTAACCTGCCCATCAATGAGGCTGTTTTGATTTACACTATCAGCACCTTTGTTGTACTGAGGCAACTGTGGAGCACCGGCCGCGGCGATCGCCGTTTGTAAATCGGTTTGGTCGCTGAGCGTGCCGGTGATGGCACCCCAGGCGACTGCCGGAACCGAATAAACGCCAGTGCCGTCGTAATACTTGGTCGCGTCGTTGGGCAGCTTTGGTACAAAGCCATGCTGAGAAGTGCTGGCATTTCCGGTCGTGTTGTCCGCCAGCAGAAGCTTTGATTCGGCAATGATGTTGACCGGGATATCCGCCGCCACCAAAGCTCGCCCAGCATAAGCACCACTGGAACCATTGGCTGGTGTGGCGAAAACCTTATTACCGCTGGCCGCTGCAAGCAGGGGGGCGTATCGCTTGTCGACCTCGGAGACGAGAATTCGCTTGTCAGCACCGCCGGCACCGATCACGATCACGAATGAATCGGCCGTTTGGAGCGAACTATTTGCCGTCGTGCCAAGGCCAGAGAATGCTAAGAGCGCCATTTAACTTTCCTGTACGTAGTAAGTCGTGCCATCTTCGGCGACGTAGTAGGTTGTGCCATCTTCGGCTGTGTAGCCATTCGGTGGCCCCGTCGGCGCCTTTATCACCGGGCACATCAGCGTTGGACTGATAACAACCACGACGAACACCTTTCCGCTTAGGCGGTCAAAATCGAATACCACTGAGTTCCGCTGTCGGCCACGTACAGCCGTTGCTTCTGACCGGCCAGCGTCTGCGCGGCATTGGCTGAGCCGTAATCGATCGTGCCACCTGAAGCCGGATAAACCTTGAGGTTCTGGGCGCTTGTGGTGTTGGCGACCATGACCACCGTGCCGACGACCGCAGCCGGGAGCACGACGCCTTTGGCGCCATCCGAGCCAGTGACCGAGTTCAAGCCGGAGATCAACGCCGCGCCGTCGCCCTGAGTGCTGCCAGCCGCCGCAATTGTCTGGCGGTTGATGAGCAGCGGACCCGTGAGGATCAACTGCGCTAGCGAGAGCGTGTCTAGGTTTTTGGAAGCGCCGAGCACGGCCGCGCTGTTGGCACTCGACGTACCAGCCACGACGCCAGCCAGCACGGCGAGCGCCGCACCCGACGGGAGCGCCTTGAACGCGCTGCTGGTCGAGGTGCCGTCATTCTTGTAGACGTTGCCGGCGGCAGCACCGCCGATCACGACGAACAGGCAGCCCTCGACGTAACCAACCGATGCATCCGCCGGCACGGCAGTACCCAAACAGAGGGTTTTGCCGACGCCGCGAACGCTAATGGCAACATCACTTCCGTCCCAGTGTCGATGAGTCAACATGATCCAATCTCCTTCGGTTGTCGGCTCGCTGGTCGGCCGTGTGGTAAGGGTGTAACTACGCTTTCAAAGAAAGAAGAACGAGCCCGTTGGCGTTGCTGACCATGCGGAACGCCGCACAGCCAAACAGGTCAGCGGGAATCGGGTACGACTTGCCAGCAGCAACCGTCAGCACGATCGCCGCCGGCGTGGCCGTCGAATCATAACTGGCGCCGTAGGTACCCTTATTGGCGCTGAGCATGTCGGCGTCGTAGAACGTCAGCGACGTAATCGACGAGCCAGCCGGAATGATGATCCGACCGCCGGCATAGTTGAAGTAAGGAACTTCATCGGGAGCGTCCGACTGCGTGAAGTCGGTCTGCGTCGTGGCGTTGGCCGAGTACGAATCGCCGCCCCGCCAGATGCGAGCGGACGCACGGCCGTTGATGACGTCGTTGGTGAGTTTTGCTAGTGCCATTTCATTTCCCCGATGGGCCGTGTTGTTCGATGACCATTTCGCGTAGTTCTTGTTTGGGTTTGAGTGCCAGCGCCGGATTCGCCTGAACCTTCTCATTGATCAGGCGATTCACGATGTCGGGGGCCAGTCCGCGCTTCTTGGCCGGTGTCGCCACCCGGTAATCGCATTCGATCGCCTTGGCACCCACGAGCTTTTGCTTGCGAGCACGAGCCACAGCCCTGGCGTCGTCGGCTGTTTTCACGAACGCCGCCGGATCGCCCGCGAACTGGGCCAGCCCGGCATCGTAGAAACCGTTGGTCGGCATGCTGCGACCAGTCAGCCGCTTGTACGTCTTGCGGTACTTCTCGACTACCGGCTTGGGCAGGCGATCAAAGTCCTTGAAGCCTTCACGACCGGCCTCGTAGCCGCGGCTACTGATGGCACCCGGCGGCGTCTGCGCAGCCAGCATTTCGGCCAGCCTGGGCGCGACACCCTGGGAGATCAGCTGCTCGACGGTCGGTGCTGCGATCATTGAATGAGTCCCTTGCTCTGGCGCGCCTTGGCTCGGGCCATACGCATTTGCTGCTGATGACGCTCCTGTTCTTGGGTCATCGACTGCTGGTGATCCAATTGGGCCTGCTGACGATCCATTGAGCTGGCAGCAACGTCGTGGGCGGTTTCCTCCCGGGCGTGCTGTAGCTCGACTTCCGCCCGCGACTGTTCGATCTGAGCGGTCGCCTGCCGCACGGCGGCTTCCTCATGCCGCTCGGCGATATTGGCTTGCGTCTCGGCCTGCTTGCCCTGGATCTGCATTTGCAGCAATTCGAGCTTGGCCTGCACCTCGGCCATCTTCGGGTCGGGGCCACTCGGTGCAGGTCCCTGAAGCTGCGGAATGTCGGCCATCGGCAGGTCGAGCACCTGGCCCATCTTCTTGACCCAGGCGTTGAGGACTTGCACGTTGGCGGTCGGGTTGAGCTTGATCAGGTTTTCCAGCATTTGCAGCATCGGCTGCGACAGCTGCTGCATGTTGGCGGCGTCGCGGTCGCGGTTGGGCTTGCGGATGCTATTGGCTTCGATGCGGTAGTCGAACTCGCGCATCACGCGGTCCAGGTCCGTATCCTCCATGTACTTTTCCCAGAGCATGGCGGCTTCTTCGCCCAAGTAAGGCGCCACGTCCGAGCCCTTCAGGTGGAACCGGCCGCAGATGGCTTCCTTGCGAGCCACCAGCGTCATGCAGTCCTCGGTGCGGTTCTGCATATCCTCGGGTCGCACGCTGAAATTGTGCTGCTTGGTCTGGGCCTCGGCCGCCGAGCGGTATTGCCGCGACGATTGGCCGTACGCCAGTTCGGTCAAGCCCAGCCGCTTGGCCACTTGCTCGGCCACCTCGGCCAGCATCCGCCAGATATCGCCGTGGAAGGCCGGGGCCTGGATGAACGAGATGATCTCGCGGATGTCCTTGCCCATGTGCTGTTCGATTTCCAGCACCTTGTAGCCGGCGATTTCGTCGGAGCTGAGCGCCGCCCGAATATCGTCCGACGCGCTTTTGAGCACGCCCATCATGTCGTCGCAGACCGTGCGCACCTTCTTGGCCAGGAACGACATGCAGAAGTCGATGAACCGCACCTCGCCCAGCGCGGGCTTCAGGTGGCTCATCGGGTAAATCTGATTGGGAACTTCGTGATACAGCAGAGGCGTCAGCGGCCACTCGGCATCGGCCCAGTAGGGAGTCGGCCACTGGATGTAAGGCCAAATGCGATCCGCGTCTTCGGTGCGTGCGACCTTATTGGGCACGTTCAGCAGCCCTTGATAGCCGTCGGCCACGGCCAGGTAGCAGAAGTCGCCGCAGTCGTCCAAGAACTCCGCCACGTCGGCCCGCAGACCGTGCATGCGACCGCCCATGCCCATCTTGGAGAAGATCTCCCAGTAAACGAGCAAGTCGCTGGTCTGGCCATTGCGGTTGCGCGAGACGCGGTAAGCCCAGTCCTCGGCGCCAGCGTACTGGCTGCGACGGGCGAGCGAATCCAGGTTGCCCTTGAGCTTGCCGCGCTTCTTGCCGAACTTCCGCTCGGCAGCCCAGGTAGGTTGCACGCGACGAACCGCCATCCACTGGCAGTCCTTGCGCATGTTCGGATCGGGGTCCAGCACGACGTCGGCCGAGCTGACATGAAAACTACCCGGCATGGCGTACTTCGAACCGGGAAACGTGAACAATGTCGTTTCCAGCCACGACAGGCCGGTAATCAGGGCTTCGTCGACCGCCAGCTGGCAATGCGTCTTGAGGTCCAAGGCGTTAGGCGTGTAATTGAGCACGCGCTGAATCAGCTGCGATTCTGTCTTGTCCTGGGCGTATCGCTTGGCCTGGGCGGCAGTGAATTGCTGATACTGGCGCTGCTGGCCTTGCGCCTGCTGCGTCAGCTGCTGGAGCATCATCTGCAACTGCGGGTTCACAGGCGGCTGCATGCCGGGCTGACCTGGTTGCCCAGGCTGACCGCCCTGCTGAGGCGGTGGCATCTGCGATTGGAGTTCCTGAATCGCCAGCTTGAGTTGCGGGTCGATGAACAGTTCTTCTGGAATCTCGATCGGCTCGCGCGCGTTGGCCTGTCGGTAGGGGTTCTGGTGGTAGCAGGTCGGCGCGAACAACTGTACGACCTCGGCCATGACGTTGTAGGTGAAACTGAAGGCCGGGCTGTTGATTCCCGACAGCTTGTTGTCGTACAGGAATGACCGCTTGTCCTGCGGGTCCCAGAGAAACGCATGGTCCGAATTGTAAAACTGCAAGGCCTCGTTGGCGTCGCGGTCAAACTGCACAGCCTTGGAGTCCTGCCCCATGCGCACGGCCTTGCGCCAGGCCGCGGCGGCAGGCGCCATCGGCTGTTCGGGGTCAAGCAAGCGATCGTCGTCTGAGGATCGACCGCGTTTCAAGGATGCAGTGGCCATCGACTACAGGGCTATTCCTTGGTTTCGTTCTCGGGTGTGGTTTGCGGTACAGGGGCGGCAGTCTGCCGGCCAGCGCGACGCTTCTCGCGTAGTCCACGTCGCTTGCCGAAGCTCGACTTCGGAGCGGCATCGGTGTTAAGCAAGTGGTCTTCAATCTGCTGGAGGCGGTTGCGTAGTTCGGCAACCTCGGAGCGTAGGGCCGTGACGTACGCCGGTTCTGGGCGGAAGTCCCACGAACCGTTGGGCTTCTTGCGCTGGTCGTCGCACCACGGGTCGTCGACGTGCATCACACTGTCGCGTCGCTCGCCGCTGGGGAGCATGATCGAGATCATCCGCAGCGGGTTGCCGATGGGATCTTTGAGCGCTTCAACGACTTCACCCGGGGTCGGGTTGGCGCGCCGGCAATTGCCGTAGAACAGCACCTGGTCGCCGATCTTGATCTCGGGTGCCTGGAACGGCGGATAGATGACGCGCGGGCCGCTCTGCCTGTGCTGGCGACCGAGAATGGTTGCACCCATGTCTGAACTCCTGCTGTTGCTGGTTACATGCTCACGTAAACGCTGTCGGTAAGCTGACTGCTGGACGGGCCGAAGTTGACGCCGCGCCGGCTGTTCTTGTTATTGGCCTTCATCAACTTGTCGTATGCCAGCCCTGCACCGCTGCGACGCTTGGCCGGACGGTCGGGTATGCGATACCGCGGACGATCCAGCGCGATGTACCGCAGAGTGGCCATGAGGTGGCTGTGCCGCAGTTCGTCTGGCTTGTCGCTGGTGGCCGCCTTCTCGCCGCGCTTCTTGCGGTAGGCGTAATAGCGAAACTCGTCCTCAAGATGCGGGCAGCGACCGATGGCTACGCGCAGCAACGACTGGCCGCGTTCGCCGTCGATATGCAGCAGGCTATGTACAGCCTCGACGCCGGCGGCCAGGTCGGAACCGCCCCACTTGAATTGCTTCTGCCGAATATTAGCCCAGAGCTTGCGTCGTTCCATCGCGTCGCGGTACTGTTGCTCGACCGTCGTGCCGCTGCCCATCTCGTGGATCGCGCCGGCCTTGTTGTCGATGATTCCGTACTCGTATCGCTTGCCGGCCATCTTGGTGGCCATCATGGCGGCGAACTTCTCGGCCGTGCATTGGTTCACGTACAGTTCGTCCTCGACCAACAGCATTTGTCCGCTGGGGGGCATAGCCAGGAACGTCGCCGCGCAGGTCTGCCGGCCGGGATCGACCACGAACCAGCGAGCCCATTCGTCGGGTACGCGACCGCCTTCAAGCACATCCAGGTCGAAGCCGTGCGTCTTGATATTGAACTCTGGATAAACGCGGAAGCCGGCCGTCAGCCATTTGCCGTCGATGCGCGCTGCGTACTCATCGGGCCGGTGGCGAAGCTTTTCCTTGACCAGTTCGAGTTCGGCCCGGTCGAAGTACGGATTGTCATCGACATGGAAGAAGTACGCCTGGCAGCGTGGATTGATCTCACCGGACTGGCTTTCGGCCCGTTCGTAAAGTTCGAACATGTCCTCGCCGCCGTCCTGCCCCGTGGCACCCCACATGAAGTAGCCCTTGCGCGTACCGAGGCGCATGACCATTTCCGGATACCAATCGCGTCGGAGCATTTCTTCATCAAAAAGGGCGACGTCATAGTCATCACCGCGCGGCGGGTCACCTTCCGAACTGAAGAAGTAGATTTCCCAGCCGTTGCGCAGCACGACGCGCTTGGGGATGTTCTGATTCTTGGCGAGCCAGGCGATGCCTTTGGGCGCGACAAGCTCGGGTGGTATCAGCGGCGGCGCGGGCTTGGTCTCGGCCTCGCGTGCCTTATCGGCAGCCAGCCACGGACGATAGGTTCGCCACGCACCGGTTTCTTCGTCGCGAATGATCTTGAACGCGCCCGGCAGAAACAGCTTGGGATAGATCACTCGGCTGATGTGCGAGAGGGTCTTGCAGACCAGGGCCGCGCGGCCGTTATGCGTCGGTACACCCCACGGCTTGCCTGAGAGCGCTCGATGCTGACCGGTGACCATCATGGCGAACCGCACTAGGCAGGCCGTCGTCTTGGCTCCGCGATTGCTGCCGTAGCCGATGACCTCTTTGGCCAGCGACATAATCAGGTCGGCCTGCTTGGGCAGCGCCTCGAACATTTTGAGAGCAAAGGTTTCGCGGCGCTCGATCTCCCCCAGAATGCGGCGGACTTCTTCGAGTTTCTGCGCGGTGACCTGCGGCGGTGCCTGGGGCACGTTCATCGACGGTTCGGCCTGCCACGAGAGGTCGATGTCGGCCAGTTCAGCCAGGATCGCGTTCTCGCTCTTTTCACCGACAGGGATAGGCGTAGGATCAGCCAGCGGTCCGTCTTTGCGGCCGAAGTCCGGCATCAGGCCGGTCAGGTCAGGATTGCGGTAATGCGGCTTCTTGCTCATTTCCTGCGGCTTCGATTTCATTGACGCCAAGTAGGTTGCGGGCTTGGCGCTTCAGGTCCTCGGTCGATAGTTCGCGGTACGGGTCGACTTTTCCCTGCGTCGTTGTGTGGAACTCCAGTAGCTTGCCGATGATCGAGATGATTCGTGCCCGGGCGTTGCTGCCAGGTGCAGCCGCTCGAAACTCGGAAGCCATCTCTGCGGCGAACTCGTCCTCACCGCCCCAGGCGACAAAGATGCGTTCGACGAGGCTCGATACGTGGACATAATTGCTTTCCCTGATCGCCAGCTTCTTGAGAATCAGATCTTTATGTCTGAGCTTGTTGGCTTTGGCAGCCTGTTGTTCGATCGTGTTCTTCGGTGGCATTGCCTATCGCCATGTAAAAAGTCCCGGGCACGAGGGATAAGCCCCGGCCCGGGTTTAGCTTGGCCGCCAGCACGACCTAGCTAGTCCTCGTGATTGCAGTTGGTTGACTCGTATCGCGGCCACTCAGTGTGTCCGTTGGATGGAGCAAACGACGGCATCGGCGGAGCGCCTTCCGGAATCTTGCCGTCGCCCACGTTCAGCAGCACATCATTGACATGTCGGCCAGCCAGCACAGCCTCGGCATAGCGTCGCTCGATCAACTCGACCGGCAGACTACGCGGCTTGCGCACGAGCTTCGGCTTCCAGTGGCCTGCCCAGGCGTCCCAGTTGCACTTGCACGGGTTGTAGCCCAGCTTGCGTTGACCGATCAGCGAGATGTTCCGGGTGAGCACGACGTCCTCGGTACCAGACTTCTTGGCTCGTGGGCCAGGCTTGCGCTCGCCGCAGCGCTCGCACGGCAGGCCATCACCGGACCACTGGTATTCGAAGTACGGAACCGGCCAGAGGTCGAACACGCGCATGTCGTACATAATGAGCCCGGTCGGCAGCGCGGCCACGTCTTGGATGCCGGTGAACTGCTCAACTTCCTCGCGGCCGTACATTTGGAGCTGCCAATCGGGAGCCGGGTTGTCCGTCTCGCGTGTGCGCCAGCGGGCCACGTAGGGATGCTCGTGCGGCGGTGGACCGCAGTAGGGAGCACCGACCATGACCGGCCCGCGCTCGTAGTG